AAAAAATCATTAAATAATAAAAATACTAGTCTATGCTCTTTGTATTTAATTTTTTCTAATTGTATATAAACATATCCATCCAAATGAATTGATCCAGCTTTTTTTCCATTCCATCCATTTCTTTTGCAATTTTTCCAATATAAACAATTATTTTTATATTCAAATGTATTTTGTAAAAATTCTTTAGTTATCATAATGTAGCCTTTTCTATAAATCGATTATTAGCTGATTCTGTTTGAAAAATACTTATTTTTAATTGTGCTGCGACCATCTGCCAACGCAACTTCTCCTCTGTTTCGACTGCAATTTTTAATGCTTCTAAAACTTGTATATATTCAGGATGTGAATATGCTTGACGTTCTTGTGCTGCACTTGTTTCATATCCATGTAATTCTGCTTCTTGCATCAATAAAGCACGTTTTGAACGTCTGAATTCGTCAAGATATACACGTTCGGACTTAGCTTTTGCGTATTTACCAGCGTTTTTAAGTAAAAATTCGACTACTTTATTAGGATTTTCCATTTATACGTTCTCCAATCCATTTCATTACAGGAACAGCCATTGAATTACCTAATGCTTTATAACGTGGGCCATCTGGGCAATTGTCTTTAATGTTTGTGTAATTATCAGGAAATCCTTGTAATCGTTCACATTCAATAGGTGTTAAACGTCTAACAGCCATATTTGTATAAAGTTGTTGATCTTGTGTAGTTGAAATAGTAAATGCTTTTTCATCTTGACCAAGATAACCTTTACCGCCACCTTCGCAACCTCCACGCACTTTAAATGTGTGTGCAACCATGTGTCGATCAGCAGTTGTTAAAGTATTCATTGGTTCGCCATTTTCACCAATGCCCAACCCATTACCTTTTCCATCATTATTTCTATTTTTCCCACCACCTTCATACTGTAATGCTTGAGGATGAATTGGATAAGCACAATGCATTTGACTACCTTTTGCTAATGTTGATACAGGCAAATTAGGTTCAACTCTTGTACCATTTTGTTTACTTGTTATTTGTGCTAAATCAAATGATATTGGTTGATTTTGATATGCTACCATTTTAGCCATTGTTGGATTGCAATCATCGCCACTTATGCCTTTATAATCACGAGCTGTTAATGGCCCTGTAATTTCAGTACATATCATATTAAACCCATCGGCACGACTATAATCGTTACTTGTAGTTTGCAAACAATTTGCTATTGGTGGTACTGCTATCATTTGTGCAGATATTTCACTTAATCCATCGGTTTCTGCAAATCTTCTTGCAGCAAGCGGGCCTGTGATTTCAACGCCAATTCCAGAATTGGAGGTAATTTCTTTCCTCTTTTCTCTGCTCGGTTTAATATCCCTGCGCAGGCTTTCGGACTCAAAAAGAACTTCTGCTGCACTTCGCCAATCTCCAAGACATCCGACAACGAACACACGTCTGCGTCTTTGGGCCACTCCGAAGTATTGAGCATCAAGCACTCTGTAGGCCCACCCATACCCGAGTTCAACCAACGCTGAGAGGAAACTTCCAAAGTCTTTTCCACCATTGGAACTAAGGACACCTGGCACGTTTTCCCAAACGCACCACTTGGGTCTAAACTTGTCAAGAATTCCAACATAAGTGAGCATGAGGTTTCCTCTTGGATCTTCAAGTCCTTTTCTGAGTCCTGCAACGGAAAAAGATTGGCAAGGTGTTCCACCGACCAAAATGTCAATTGATTCATTTAAATTCCATTCTTTATATTTAGTCATATCCCCAAGATTAGGCACATTAGGATAATGATGTGCTAAAACAGATGATGGAAATTTTTCTATTTCTGAAAATCCAATAGGTTTCCATCCCATGTGATGCCAGGCTACTGTTGCAGCTTCTATGCCACTACAAACAGATAAATAATTCACATTTCCTCCAAATAATTAATAATAGGTTGTTGAAAACTCTCGGTAAATTGCTGACTTTTTCTATCAAACCATAGTCCCAAAGTACCTTCCCAGTCACCATTTCTTTGTTTTGCAGTTATTAAAAATGTATCTGGTTGTGTATTGTCAGCAATCCTATTTTGTTCTGTTTCTTTTTCTTTTAATCTGTTTCTAGCAATTAAAATGACGTTATCAGCTAAATCAGTAATAACTCCAGAACCTTTGATGTCCTTCTTTTCTGCGATTCGATTACTTTCTCCACCTTTTCTAATGTGGTGAACCAAATGAATGTGCATCTTTGTTTCTTTAGCAACATCGCATAAAGCATCTACCAAGTCTTTTTGGCCGTTAAAATCATCTTCGCCACGCACTAATTTCATCATTGAATCTAAAATAATGTGGTCGCACTTTAAATGCTGTTTTGCATAGCGACATAACGCAATCGCTTGCCAAGCATCTAATCTTCCTTGATGGTCAAATAAATAGGCTTTATCTTTTCTCCATGACATAAACTGTTCAATATCGCCATTAGACACGTTTAATGAGCCTATGGCTTGACGAACCATGCGAGATAATGTCTTAGTAGGTGTCATCTCTAAAGAAGCCGTTAAAACCGTTTTATGGGCTTTTAAAAGTGATAGTTTCATTTGACCAAGAATCAATGATTTGCCTGAGCCGTTTTCTCCTGCCCAAATAGTTAATTCAGAATGTCGAAGTCCGACAAGCTGGTCAAGTTTCGCAAAAGGAAGTTTATCGCCTTCTATGCCTAAATGTCGGTTTTTGTAATACGTTTTAATTTCGTCTTCAAAGATAGACTTTTCTTTCACTTGATACATGATGTCGTGATATTCACGATATTGTTCTAAATCAATGTTGATTAACATGAACTTCGTTCTCCGAATCTAATCCAATTAGGATTTTTGGTTTTAAGTTGGTAATGTGGATAAACCACGCTGCAAATTGTTCATCCGTACAATCACCATGAATAAGGTTTACAACTTGGTTTGTTAAAAATGCTAAATCAATACTACGAGGCATATCTTTTTCTGTATAAATTGTAGGCATAGGACTATAACTGTCTTTAGGATTAAACCAATCAGGTTTAGTACCAACGATTACAAATACTCCATGCAAGTAATCGTTTTTGTACCAAAACTTAAAGGCTTCATCTTGACCAGTCATATAAAGTTCACCTGTTCTTTTGTTTCAACAAAGATTTCATCTTCCCATCGTCTTTGATTTAACCATGTGCTTGCATGAGGAATAATGTTGTTTTTCCATTGTTGAGTTTGTTTGTGTTTTTCAACAGCTTTTAAAATAACATCAAGTTCTACATCTACCTTTTTCCATGAATTTAAAGCAACAGATTTTTTTTCATGTCTTGGATAAACTTTCCAAAATAACTCAAAATCATACGAATACTTATTAGAAGAAGAAGATGAAGAAGAAGATGTAGGGGTTGGAATTGACTTATCCTTATTTTCTATTTTAAGGTTTTCAACAAGGTTAACCTTACCCATGTTTTTTAACTTGGGATTACCACCTAATTTACCTCCTTCAGCCCTGATATTCCTAAGGTATTCATCTCTTACCATTCTTTTTGAAAATATAGAACCATCATTTGCAATTTCATAAACACCAGCTTCATGCAATTCTTCTAAACAACCATTTACTTTATCTAAGGTTAGTCCTACCATCCTTGAAAGGTTGTCTGCAAGGATAACCTTGTTATTAACCTTAAGGTAACCATAAGGTGTACCTTCGTGCATATAACAAATCATATCTATCCATAAACCACGAGCTTCAATAGAACAAGAACGTAAAGCGGTATCTCTTAACCAATCTGAAGGATAAAATTGAAATGAAGGTCTTTTCATAATTTATTACCTTTATACAATTTTTTTTCAACATATTTTTTAGCCAAAACACCTGCATCATAATAAATTTGTATTGCTTTATATAAATCCATATTCATCATGTCTAAAACACGATTTAAAGGATATCCTAAATAACCACACATTAAAAACGCTAATTCTTCACGATTGTCTGGCCCATCTAAATTAGCGTGAGAACCTACAAATTTAAATAAATCAACATTATTATGTAAATTTTTATGACATTCTTCACATAAAACAGCAAGTTGTTCTATTCGATATTCCCAAGGTTCATATCCTCTAAAATATTCTTTATGATGAACATTCAAAGTTGATTTACCATCGCTACACATATCACAACAAAAATCAGATTTTTGCATAGCCTCAAGTCGTAATTTTTGCCATCTTGGGTCTTTTAATTTTTGCCAATATTCCATATCAATCCTTTTTAAATAAGTCTGGCCTTAGCATTTCTTTCGTTAAACGACCTTCAGAAAGTTGTTCAATATCTTTAATATATTTCACAGGAATTTGTGTTCTGTTCCATAAATACAAAGTGTTAGCTCGAATATTCAGCTTTTGTGCTAAATCTCCAAGAGTCCTAAATTCAACTCTTAATAAATCCATTGGGTTCATATATTACCTTTCTTTGATTAATAATTAACAATACTACACTATGTGAAAATATAATGCAAATCTTTTGTATTAGTGAAAACACTTAGAAAATATTTGTAAAAAAGTGTTGCAAAGTGATTTAATTAGTGTATAGTAACACTTATGCAATAAATTTATTAACCAAGTGAAGAAAGAGAAAGTTATGTACGCACATTTATATAAAAAACGTGGTGGTGGTTATACATTAATGATTAACGCTGAAGTACGACCTGTTAATCCAATATATGAATTTACCGTTACTGGCAAAAAAGAAGCAAATCAAATTTGCAAACAATACAACGCACAAGCATGGAACTTCTAATATGAAAACATTTATAGAAGCACTCATATTAGGTACGTTGATGTTTGTTATTCCATTAGCTGTATGGATTATTAAAACAGGAGGTCTATAATGGATTACAGAGCCTATTGCACAGATGAATCTGAAGAAAAATGGTCTGCATCACAGGATGCTATTTATGACCGTACTCAACAACTTATGTCCGAGAGTTATGCACATGACGATTGCGACTTTAACAACATTAGCGATCATCTATACTCAGCGTCAGCCGAAGAAGCTGAATCAATTACTGAATACGCGAGAAATAAAGATTTTGAAAAATTAGGTCGTTTAATTTGGTCTATATCGTATAGATTTTGTAGCCACTTTGCTGAACAACAAGCACTTAATGAATATCACAATGGAGAATTAGATGACTAATTTTGTAAAAGATTTAGAAAAAATGGATAAATGCAATAAATTTTTAGAGTTGCGTAAGATTAACGTAAACGAGCATACAGAGAAAAAAGGCAAATTTACTTATTTGTCTTGGGCATGGGCTGTTGATCAATTACTTCAACTTGATCCGTCTGCAACATGGAGATACGATCAACCAATGGCATTTGGTGATACTTTAATGGTGTTTTGTACCGTTACGGCATTTGGTAAAGATATGACTGCTCAATTGCCTGTAATGAATAACCAAAACAAAGCTATGCCTAATCCTGATGCGTTTGCAGTTAATACCGCAATGCAGCGTTGTTTAGCCAAAGCAATAGCATTACATGGTCTAGGATTATATATCTACGCTGGCGAGGATCTTCCTGACGAAGAATCAGTCGATTTAACTGACTTATGCACACATTGGATAGACAACATTAATGAATGTTTAGACATAGATACGTTAAAGTCAGCATATGGCCAAGCATATAAAGAACTTAGTAAAGATAAAGACGCTATTGCAAAGATTAGTGCTGCAAAAGATAAAAGAAAGGCAGAATTACTATGAATACTGAAAAAGCACTTAATCGTTGGATTATGATGACAGATGTTCCTGTAACTGTTGAAGAAAAACTAGCATTTATGATTGGATATACTCATGCATCTGCTGATTTTCTGTTAATTATTCAAGAGTTAAAACAAGAATTGTTGAGGTTAAAAAATGACAGCAAATGAACTAGCTGATGAATTGGAAAATGCGGTTGTATATATGTCTTGTGAATATGAAGCCGCCACTATGCTACGCCAACAAACTCAAGAAATTGAGCAATTAAAAGAACGCTTAGAAGAAACTTGTCAATTGTATATAAAGCAATTAGCCATCACCCATTATGACACCCAATCACACCCAAAACCTGTTGCTATGATGTACAAAGATAAACTTGGAACAGAATTTACATCTATTGTTAGTAGTGAAATTTTAAAACACCCTAAATGGACTCCTCTTTACACCCACCCAATGCGTGAATTAACCGATGAGGAAATAATGCAAACACTTAACGGTATTGAATACAGTCCTGCTGAGGTTGAAACAAGTTTTGATTATGAAATCAGAATTGCAAGAGCAATATTAAAGAAAGCGAGTGAGAAATGAAACCAATTTTTTTAGCAGATGAACTAGAGTTAAGAAAAAATTTATTAATGGGTAAAGAACATGAAACAGGTGCTAGAGCCATTTTGTTATATGGGTATTCTGCTGAAATGATTCGTGAACAACAAATTGAAATAGAACAACTAAAAAATATAATTATTGAACTTTTAAAAAAGCGAGTGAGAAATGACTGATAAAGAATCTGCTATTTATGCAACTGGTTATTGGAATGGTATTGCTTATAAAACCAAACGTGAACTTGAAGTAATGATTCCAATTTATACACGATTCAGAGATGAAACAGTTACATTAACATTATCTATTGTGCCGTCACAAGATGGTAAAACAGAAACGATTTATTTAATGGAAAAAAAGAAATGACTGATATTAAACAAGGTGATTTAGCCTGGCATCAACTCAGATTAGGTCGAGTTACTGCTAGTCGAGTTGCTGACATTTTAGCCAAGACTAAAACAGGTGTATCTGCTAGTCGAGGAAATTATTTGATAGAGCTTGCACTTCAGCGAGTTACAGGTAATATTGAACCAACATACATGAATGAGGCTATGCAAAGAGGAACTCAAGAAGAACCTTTAGCACGCATAGCGTATGAGGTACATACTAATACTTTTGTTGATCAAGTAGCTTTTATTGACCATCCTACAATTGAATGGTTTGGTGCTAGCCCAGACGGACTAATTGATACAAATGGTATGGTAGAAATTAAAAATCCAAACAGTAGCACACATTGGGCAACAATAAAAGCTGATGAAATACCTACTAAATATTACATTCAAATGATGGCACAATTAAGCTGCACAGGTCGTGAATGGAACGATTATGTGAGTTTTGATAGTAGATTTCCTGAACGTAGTCAATTGTATATAAAACGTCTGTATCGAGATGAAAAATACATTGCAGAAATGGAAAGTGAAGTAAAGCGTTTTTTAGAAGAAGTTGAAAGTGAAGTTAATTTAATTAAAGGAAAATTATAATGGCTATAAAATATTTTGTAAAAGCTGCACTATCTGAATACACAGATAAGGATGGTAAGTCCAAGAAAAAATATCAGTCTATAGGAGTCGTTATTGAAACCAAGAACGGCTTAATGCTGAAACTTGAATCATTACCATTACTATCGTTAAAAGAAGGTTCTCTAATGGCTTATTTGAACGAACCAGAGGACAAGCCAAGTGGAGAATTCCCAGCAACTCTAGCTGATATTAAGGATGACTTGCCATTCTAGGAGATTTCTATGACACCATACAATACAGGTAAGGTCAAAATAGGTATTAACTATAAACCACGACCATATATTGAAACTGATCCTGATATGTTAAAACTACAAACTGCTTTACTGTCTAAAGGTATCTGGGATATATTTAAGAAATGGTTATCAAAATGAGAGTAATGATCAATATTGCTGTTATTTTTTCTTTAACGGTCTGTATTTTTATTATATTTTTAACAGAATCCGTTGAAGTAAAAAAAGATTGCTCTATTGCTGAAACAAGTCCTGATTTTACGACAAAAGAAAAGGAGCAATGTCGTAGAATTAGGATGAACCCAAAATTGTAAGTATTTTTTTAATATTATTTTCTCTTTCAGCAAGACCAAGTGTGCCACCATTGATGCGCTTGGTCATTGTTGTATAGTCTGCGGTATCAGCATAAGTATTTAATTTTTTAGTGTTCCAAAACCAGCCAGCACTTAAGCAAGCATATTCAGGCGTTGCGACTAAAGAAGGATTTTCTATAATCTCAGGTTTATCAACTGCTGTTGCAAACGCTGTATAGTTAGCACGACCAGTTAACTGAATTAATCCTCTGCCAAAAAATTTACCGCCATCACCGTCTTGCGTATTACCTAGATCAGCACGATGACCATACATACCTTCGGCAATAGCTTGTTTACCTTTAGCAACACAATCTTGTGCCTTAGCAAGCGTAAAACGATGTGGAAATATTTGTACTAATCGAACTGCTGAATAACGTAAATCTTCTTCTAAATGTGTAAAATCTCTACTTTCATGCTGACATTGACCAATAAATGATGCTTGTCTTTTAGGAGTTGATATATCGTATTTAGTAAATACATCGGTTAATGGTTGTAACCATTTATCATCAATACCAATTAATTTAAGTTGATCACTTGTCATCATCGCTTCCTATTTTAATGCCTGTTATCAATCCTATAAAGCCACCAATCACAGTTTGAAACGCAGGCCCAATAATCTGAAATACTTTATCTGTATCAAAGTTTGGATCAATCACAGCATACGCAAACATGAGCAACATTCCAATAATAACAGCCACTAATGACCAAGCAGCAATAATCATAACGTGTTCTTTTGTGTTCATTTACTTGCGACTCCTTGTACTTTCTCAAATGTTCTTAATCCACCCATGCCAAGCATACCCATCATTAATTGCCAAAGGTTATCATCAAGTCCTAGCAATGGTGGAATAGTTACTCCTAAAATACTAGCAAAAGTGCTTCCTAAAGGTCTTATAAGGTATTGATATGCTAATGCTAAGGCACATACCCAACCAATCGCAGGACGCCATCCTGACACGAATAAAGACGAATTAGAGGCTTCTATTTTGTTGATGTCAGTTTGAGCTGTCATTGTCGCTAAATCGCCTGATTGCTGAAGTTTTAATAACTCTAACTTAGCATTGGCAGCTTGTGCTGGGTCAGGAAAGATTCGAGTAATTAAAGTATTACCTAAATCTAATGCTGCTGAAATTGGGTCTAATGCCATATCAATCCTTTAGCAGAATAATTAACATCATACAAATCAATGCAAACATTGTCCACCATTTGAATAATTCGTCATCCACGCATGATGTCCTTTTTAGTTCGCACTACTACTTTATGTTCTTTACCAAACTTCGGTCTTGGTACTCGTATCTTTTCTAATTCTTTAATCTCAAAATGTAAATAAATAACATACGACCAAATAGCTACTTCTATTAAAAATACTGCAAACCAATACTTAACACAGTTCATACAAGATTAAAGTAAAACAGTAAAGACGTAATAATAAACGCTACAAAAAAACACCAAAACTGCACACGTCTTACATCTTCAAGTTTATGACCGTAATACTTCTTACTTTCTTGATGCTCTTTTTCAACTACTTGCTTTAACTCTAATACTTTTGACCATTCTTTTGCACCGTACTTGGCTTTGAATTCTTTTTCAGCTTGATTCTCAGCTTCTATTATGGCACTTTGATTTTTATACTCTTGGATTGCTCGATAAATCATCGAGTTCTCCATCGCTTCTTCGTGTATCTTATGCTTCTTTCGTGCTTCTAATTCCTGTAATGCAACCTCTGTTCCATCTCGTTGTATGTTTTCAATCGACTTAGTGAGCTTTTTACCAGCTTCACGACTTTGCTCTAGGCTATTGGCTAAAGACTCAGCTCCTTGTGCGATTGGATTCGACATTTCATTTTGATACCAAATGTTGCACGATATTAAGAATCATGTCTTTACCAAAAAAAACAGAAGCAATCACAGCATATAAAAGATATTCGATACGTTGCATACGTTTAGAACCTTTATCAAACGAATCTAAGATAGACTCATATCTTTCTTGGCAAACAGCTTCATGTACGGACAAACGCTTATCATTTTCAGCTATAACTGCTTCCATATCCATTACTTCTCCAATGAATCTTTTAACATTTTGACAAACGCTTGTTTGCCTACGCTTAATTGATCTAATGAAAATTGTGCTGAACCTATCTTACGGTCTAAGTCCACACAATGTTGAAACAGTTTCTGCTGTTCTTCAGTTAAATCTTCAAAGTTATACTCTACATCGTCAATCGTGATTTGAGTTTTTTTCGTGTTTTCACTCATGTCATTCTCCTTGTGGTTAAAAATCTTTATGAAGCCCACGGCACTCCTGATTCCTGTACTGGGTTCTTTAATAAATCAATCTGAGATTGTAAACTTGCTTCTGTTGTATCTTTTCCAATAGAAGTCTGCACCCATCCTACGCATATTGCTTCAGTTAAATCAGCGTAAGGAATATAAGTTTCACCTTCTACTTGTGTATAAGATGTTGTGCCGTATGTAGATGCTGTGTAATCGCCATCTGTAGCAGTAACTGTATAGTGACACGTTACAACAAAGTTATCACTTGTTAGTCTGTCCATTTGTACTACTTGCCAATTAAATGTTGTCATTTAGATACCTACCTTTGCTTTGAGTTGAGTTACTTCTGCTTTTAAATCCTGAATTTCTTTAATCATCATAGGCACAAGTTTAGAATAATCTACAGCCATCATTTCTTCAGCGTCTTGTGGTTGATGTACTGCGTATGGTGCTACTTCTAATAACTCTTGTGCAATAAATCCATATTCTTGTAATGAATTATCTGCTATCCAATTAAATGAACGAACCTTAATATTGTCAATATTTCCTGATGGTGCATCAACAATGTTTGTTTTTAGTCGTTGGTCTGATGTGACGTTATAAAGAACAGCAGTTGTGCCTGATTGTGTAATGTTTGCAATTAAACTTCCGTTGTAGCTAAATCCAATATATTGAGCACCACTAGCAGTACCAGTAACGTGACCTATTTGTTGAAAAGAAGCACCACTATTAGGTTGTAAAGTTAAACCTGATGTAATACCTGTTCCACCAGTTGTAGTACCAACCAACAAATTACCACTAGAGTCAATACGCATTGCTTCTGAGCCACCTACATTAAAAGCTAAAGGTAAGTATGAATTTGTACCTGAATAAGTAGAATAAATAATGTTTGCACCACTAGCTTGTGGTGTAATCCTAATTTGCTGGGAATTAGCTGAAGCCTGTGCTGCATATATTTCGCCAACAACATGAAGTGGTGCGTTAGGAATACTTGTACCTATACCTAAAGCAGTACCACTAAAATATAAATTAGCACTAGAACTAAAAGCACTTGTACCACTACCATAAGGAATATATCCTGATGACAAGGAAGTTAATCCTGTGCCACCATTTGCTACGTTTAACGTGCCAGCAAGCGTTACAACGCCTGTTGTAGCCGTACTAGGTGTGAGTCCTGTAGTACCTGCACTAAATGATGATACGTTGACGTTACCTGCTTTACTTGCAAGTGTTTGCACTACTCCACTAGAATCCTTGTAGAATAATTTTCCATCTGCGGTGTTGATCGCGAGTTCGCCTGCAACTAAGTTACCAGCACTAGGTGTTGCACTAGCTGTAGCTGAATAGTAGAGGCTTATAGGTGTAAAATTTGTTGCGGCCATTAGTAAGTTCCTCCAAAGATTCCTGTCGTTGCAGTAATTGTAGTGCCTGTTATCGTTCCTGCGTTAGTAATATTATTTGTACTCATTTGTAATGCACCTGTCATTGCTGTTTGACCATCTGCTGCTACTGAGCCAGTCAATGCGTTAGCAATATCAGTTAATGTTGTATTAGCCCATGTAGATGATATCGTTGTTCCTGTTACAACAGGATTACCTGCTGGTAGATTATACGTTCCTGATCCGTTGCGAGACATTATCTTTCTCCTTGTTGCATTGCTTGAATAGTTGGCAATAAAAGTGCGTTTTGATTTTGACGTAATTTTTCAGCTAATAATTTAGCTGATTCAGGTCGTTTAGCAAGCATTGTGGTCATTGCTTGTCTGCCACCAGGCAAATAAGGTAATGTTAATGCACCTGCACCTATAGCTAATTCAGGTGATACATAATTAGCACCACCTAAAGCACCACCACCTAGCATTAATCGACCTGCTGTGCCTGAATCAGGTATTCTAGATGGCAATACATTAACTCCTGCATCTGATAAATCTTGCATTAATGCACTTCCACGAGATACAGCACCTTTTCTTGTTGATGTATCCATTTGTCTAACAGCTTGTGCTAATTGTGCAGGTGTAAACATTTCAGCCGTATTTGCTTTAGAACCTGCTGTCTGCAATCTTGTAAAATTAGCCCATGCTTTATTAATATTGCTTAATTCTGCTTTTGCTTGTGGATTTGTCGCATTTAAAGCATTACGCAATTCAGCTTGAGCTTGAGCAAATGCGTTACCTAAATCACGTTCTGAAACAACACCACTATTTTTAAATTGTTTAGCCAATTGACCTAATTCTGATTCAGCTTCTTTAAAAGCCATACCATCCATCATGCCTGTTTTGGGTGCTAATTTAGAAGCAATAACATTATCAATTTCATAATTAAATCGTTTAGCTAACGCAGGATCTAATTTTTGCGACACCATGCCTCTTAAATTAGAAATATTTGCATTAAATTCAGGTGTTGCTTTAAATACAATGTTAGGCAATATCTTGTCATAAGCATTATTTAGTTGTTTTTCGACTGCTTCCACACCTTCACGACCTGTTACATTAGGTACTTTGCCACCAATAGGTTCTAATACCTGTTTATAAGCAGCTTTATTGAATTCTTCTACACCTTTACGTCTTGAATAATTGATAGCATCACCAAGTAAAGGTACGCTTGTTAATTTATCTTCAATGTTGCGTAATGCACCACCCATAATTTGACCAGGTGTTAAATTTACTCCTGATTGAACTAGTTTTTCAACGTCTGGTGTTAATTTAGGACTAATTACACGACTTACTGCACCTGTCAATAATGGGGAAGCTCCACCTGCAACTGTACTAATTGCCGTATTTAAGCCTTTTTGCTGTTTAAATTCTTCAGGTGTTAAACCTGTTTGTTCAGGATTAGTTAAACCTGCTACTGTTCCTGTTAATGCTTGATTCATTATTGTAGGAGCACCACCTGTTGCTAAAAATGGTAATGTTTGACCTGCCATACTTGCAATTTGACTTGGTAATTTAGCACCTTGCGTTTGAAATCCTTGTTCCATCTGATTAATAGCATTAACAGGTTGATCGCCATAATTAGAACCAGTTAATTTACTGCTTAATTGCACAGCTCCTGCAATAGGTTTAGCTCCACCTGTTGCTACAGATAAAGGTAAACTAACAGCAGTAGTCAAAGCCTTTTCAGTACCTTTATATGGGTTTTCAGAACCATAAGATGATGTACTTAATGGTATGCCTTCAGGAGAATATGTAACTTCGCCTTGACTATATAAATTACCTTGTTCTTTTGATGATTGTTTAGGTGTAGGTATGCTTTTATAATTAGCTTTAAAATGAGCTAATGCTTGAGCTTCTGTGCCATTACCTTCAACTTCATAAGTTTTACCATCAGGAGCAGTAATTTCATATATAGCCATTATTGTTTCCTTCTAATAGTAAAATCGCCAGTATCATCTTTTGTTGTTGATTTTATACTTGGATTTGCATATTCTGTATCAAAACCAAATCTATTTTCAGATCGTTTTAAAAATCTATTAGTAGCTGTAGATGCTCTTTCTACCCAATTTTCCATAATTTTAGGACTTGCCTCGTAGCCTGGGAAATCTTTAATCATTTGTGCCATTTCTTTGTCAGAACTTGCACCTTTTAATTGAGATAAATTGTTTAAAACAGAATTAATTTGTAAATTATTTATTTTAGTTTGAGCATCAACTGTTTTAGTTGATCCAGCCATTCTTCCAACTCTAGAAGTTGTGTAATCAGTTAATGAACCATAAGCATTTTTAATATCACTTTCACTTAATTGATTTAATTTAAATGCTAAATCAGTTGCTGCGTCATGTTCTTTTCTAGCTTCAGTAACGGCAGATGCTGGGTATACTTCGCCTTTAGGAGAAATATAACGACCCATCTTATCAAATTTACCTACAGGTACTCCATTATTATTTACACCACCACCTGATACTTCGCCACTACCTACACCAACATTAATTTTAGGAGCTTTACGGTTAGCTTCCATATCTTGATATTGATTATATGAACCTTTAAATGGATCAACAGGATCATTTTTAGCTAATAAATATTCTTGATAAGAAACAGGAGGTTTTTCTTCTTTAGCTTTTCCTGTAGCAATAACATCACCTTTGCGATTAAAAGCAGTAGCATTTTCAGCTAATATTAATGGTGTTTCTTCTTTAAACATATTTGAAACTAATTGTGGAGCTAATGCTTGACCAAATGAACCTCTTGCATTAATAGCTTTTAATAATGCTTCTTGTGGATTAGGAGCTGAACCTGTTTGTGATATTTGTGGCATTAAATTACCCATGTCATCACGTTGAATTTGTGGCATTGTTGCTAATTTGTAATCAGCACTACCTTTTAATGAACTTAATATATCTTGTGCTTCTGTTACATTTTGACCACGCAATAAGTCAGCCAACTTAGCAGTTCTAGCTTCATTTTGCTCTGCCATATTGCCACCCATGTAAGCATTTAACAATGGATTGAGTTGTTGAGTTAATGATGGTGCTACATAATGACCAGATACCATTTGTCCTTCAGGTAATTGCTGACCTTTTTGCATGAGTAAATCAGCTATCTTTTTCTGACGTTCTAACGCTAAGTATTCAGGAGCTAATGGATTATCAGCACCTATGCTTGGTAAACTAAATGGATTAGCCATAATTGTTCCTTAATAATGATGCTAATGGATTGCCTTGTATTGGTTCTTGCTGACCAAAAGTAAATGGATTCTGTGCTTTATATACTTCAGGTGTAGCAATAGGTGTAAATTGATTTGCTTTTAATAAATTACCTAATGCTTGAGACTGTTGTAAATTCTGTTGATTTGATGCTAATTTTTGCTGACTAGATGTTAAACCTTTAATTAAATTATTAGCACTATTCGCTGCTCTTAAAGCATTTGCAACATCTTTACCTGTAATAGAAGAACTTGTACCATTGTTTAATAATGGTTGTGAATTTAAGTCATTAACTGTTAATCCATTTAAACCTGTAGGTGCTAATGTTTCAGGTAATGTCTGAACTCCAAGTCCTTCGCCACTACCAATAATACTACCAATAGCACCCAATTCAGAGCCACCAATGCCAGCACCTGTTGTCGGTATTAATGGATTACTTAAAGAATTTAATGTCGCTAAATTACTTTCAGCACCACCACCAACTAAATTACTAACCGTTCCTAAGTTTGCTTGAACTTCAGGATTTGCTACGTTATAAAATTGATTAAGTGGATTTGTCGCAGCGTCAGGACTTAAAGAAGTGCCACTTCCTAATTGTGTTGTTCCTGTGTCTGTTGGAGCAAAATCATTTAAATAAGATGTATCAGTAGGAGTAAAACTACTTAAATCACCTGCTTCTGTTCCTGATAATCCTATATCACCTATTCCAGCACTTTCTCCTACTGCTCCTTCACTAGCTAACTCTGGTGCAATTTCAGGCAATATTTCAGGTGCAACTACAGCAGCAGCTACAATGGCAGGTAATACCCAACCACCAGGAACATTATCATTTACAGACTGATCGATTTGATTACCTACATCTCCAATTTTTTGTGCTACATCATTAACTTGAAAAGTAACTGGTTGTATAATTTCTTTATCAATTTGGGAAAATGTATCACTTGGATTAGATACAACAGGCGTTTCATCTAATTGGTCTTTTGCCCAATCAACAACATCGCCACCACCTTTATATAAACAAATTTTGCCTTTAATGCCATTGTGCATAAAAGCTCTTATAGGTAAATCAGGTATGTCATGAAATTTCATACAATAGCCATCCATTTATATTTAGGATTGTCTGATGGCAATATTTCAACATCTAAGTTTTTAAGTAACTGTAGTGTTTGTGTTGGCTCATCTTTGCCATAAACAGCTTTAATATCTGATGCACGAATTTTTTTAATAAATTGAATTAATGCTTTCGCTACTTTAATAGGAGAATCTACTGTATATAAGTGCATTTCTACAGCACTATTACCAATTTTAAACAACAATAAAACTGAGTTATTTTCTTGCAATACAATTACTTTTTTTTGTTGAATAGCTTTAGCAATTAAATGTAAATCAGTAGTTGGATCACCACCATTTTTTGTAATATCAGCAGTAATGATTTCTGTCGGTGTCATTACATACTCCAACCTGCTGTTGGATCATACGCTGAACCATAAAAATCTTGTGCAGTTTGAGCTGCTGCTCCTGTATCAGGAATAATTGGATTATATGTTGGATTGTAAATTTGATTCCATAAACTAGATAATCCTGAACCTATTGCACTTGCACCATTTCCGATTGCATTTAATACACTTCCTTGACCTGTGCCACCTAACAACGCACTTGAACCTAATCCTAATAATCCATTCATTTGTGCTGTTTGTTGTGCCATTTGAGCATTTGCTTTAGCAATATCAGCAGCGTTAGCCGTAGAATACGCACCTAAATAGTCTGGTGCAGCCACAGCAGCTTGATTGTACGGATTAACATAACTAGGTGTACCCAATGCCTTGACATTAGCAGCAGTCGTATTCTGTAATTGTTGTGCTTGTAATCCTGTATTCATGCCACCAATGATTGCACTTGTTAGTAAATCATTTTGTTGCTGACCTAAAACTCGTTTAGCGTTTTCATAGGCTTGTGAGCCTGGCATAATGCCTTGATTTGCTAATTGCTGATCTGACATCTCATTTTGATGTGCAATCTGTGGTTGTAACCTAGACATAATTGCATCTGAATATGTTTGACCAGGATTAATGCCATAAGCAGGAGTATTAAGACTGGCTTGTAAGTTATTTAAAGATGTATTTGTTAAGTTTTCTAATGGTTGTGATAAGGTCTGATTTGCTGACCAAATAGGATTACCGTTAGCATCTGTTCCTGTCTGTGAATACTGTAAGCTACCATAAGGAGTGTTTTGATTAACTCGATTAGCAGCAGTAGCAGCGTTAGCAGCATTTATATTGCCTGATGCCGTAGCATTTGCAGCTTGAATATATGGATTTGTTGAATTTAAATATGGGTTAGTGCCATACGGATTCTGCGTAGGTGTCGTTTGACCACTTGTCGGTGCTTGCATATTAGGCACACCATTAAAACTCTGTGGTGATGCCATTCCTGACATTAAAGGTGTGCTTTGATCGAATAAACCCATATCTTTCTCCATTAAGAAAAACCAAGTATTCGGTCAATACCGTAATTTTACTTGATTTTTTACTAAAAAACTACAATATGCCACCAGGTTCAAACACAAAATCTGTTGATGCCCAATGTACTTCAATGTTTTGCGATGCAATACTTAAGTTAAGTCCTGCACAATAACCAATACCTGATACACCTTGCCAATCTTTATTAACTGTCAATGTTCCACCCCATGTGGCTTGATCCCATAAACTGGTATCCCATTGACCAACTGCATAAGCACCAGGATTAAACTGTACTGCACCTAATGTATTCTGTTCTTGAAAGTCTGTACTGACGTTTGCCAAGATACTAGGCACACCGTTATCAGTCAATAATATAGGTCTTACTAATGTAAAACGCTTATTCTGACCACGCATTTCAAAGTAATTATAGGCTTGCTGTACCTGACCTGTGATGTTTGAGCCATTATCACTATTAGTGTTCCAAAACTTGCCTATGTAGCCATCAGAACCAAAATAAAGCCTGTCGTTCTGTATTTCAAAGCAATATGCTTCAAAACCTGTAAATCTTGCCCATGACTTTGTAATCGTGTGCATGACATATTGTTCCATGCCTATGGATGTAGGAATGTTTAAAATCAACATATTTTCACTAGCAAAATAAGTAATTTGCCATCCAAATAATGTTGAATATGTAGTCGCTGCTAAACTAACAGCGTAGTAAATCTTATCTGTTAAGTTTACTCGTGGATCAAGTCGTGATGATTGTAATGCTGAAGCTAATGGAACTAATCCATCTTGAGTAAGTAAAAGTAAGTCACCTGACCATTTAAAAAAGCATCTACGATTAAATGTCTGACCTAATTGCCATACACCTTTTAATGCCCAAGTCGCAGGATCAGTTGGATCAGTACCGTTATAAACAATAATCTCACCCATGCTTGTTGCAAATACAGCGTAATCATCAGCACCTTGACCAGCATCTAATGTCCAAGTACCCATCGCTTGCAAATAGCCACCATTTCTTGCTATTGCACCAAAATCTAATGGACTAGCAGCACCAGCAATCGAATTTACAGGCAAATACCATACTTTTAACGTGTCTTTTTCAGTAAAGTAAAGTCTGTTTTTAAATAAATTGACGTTAATAAAGTTAGCTGAACTTACACCTGTAATTGTTGGTGTTGTCCATGTTGTACCATCAAATACTCGTACAGAATCAACACCGTTACATATAACAAGATAATGCCCACCTGATGTTGTGATATTAACGTGTTGCCATTTATCGCTTCCTAAGCCTGTTACTGAACTAGAAGCCGTTGCACCTTGTACGTTATAGATAACAGAACCTACTGCTGCGAATAATATCTGACTAGATGGCCCAGCCCAATTCATTAATGAGTTAGCTTTGCCTGAAAATCCTGTTGTTCTTTTAGTGTAGCCTTTACGAAACTGAATATCTGTTGGTGTAGGAAACCAGTTAATCATGGTTACAGCATCCATCGCATCCATATTTGCTAATGAGTCTCGTGCGTTCCATCCTCCAATTGGTGATGGTAAAGATGCTGTTCTTGCTGAGAACTTTTGACTTTGCATTATGTTATAATACCCATATTTAACATATGGGGATTCTTATGGAACAATGGAAAGATGTGGTTGGCTTTGAAGGCATTTATCAAGTTTCTAATTTTGGAAACGTAATAAATACGACTACAAATAAAATTAAATCGCAATGTATTAATAAAAAAGATAATCGACCTTTTTTGGCTTTGTGGAAAAATAATAAATGTAAAATTTGCCGACCACATAGGTTGGTTCTTGAAGCATTTGTTGGTAAATGCCCTGAAGGTATGGAAGGTTGTCATAATGATGGAAACGCATTTAATAATCATTTGAGTAATCTTCGTTGGGATACCCCAAAAAACAATCATGCCGATAAAATTAAACATGGAACGACCAATCGTGGCGAACGTTGTGGGACTGCTAAACTTACTTTGGAGCAAGTTCAAGCCATTCGTAAAGATGACAGACTTCAACGCATTATTGCAAAAGAATACAATATTGCTGAAAGCATGATTAGCAGAATTAAGAATGGAAAAAGATGGCAACATTGTTAGCTTCCAAAACCAGTATCGGGGAGATTAGCATACCCTATAAGGACTTTGCTTGGATAAGGAGCAAAACTGAGTGTTGCACTACCTTTATCGTTTGCTTTTGCTACGCTTAAATACCTGTCGTAATCTTGTTGTAAAGACGTTGTATCAAAGTTTTTAATTTGAAAAAACTTGAGTTTAGTAGCGAGAACCATGATTGTGTCATCGAATAAACTCGTGTCTGTATCTGCTGTAAATGAGTTCTTAACATCGCCATTAGCTGCCTCAACCCATCCTTTTGATCTGTATTCATATCCTAAATACTCCTGTGTATTCATTACTGGCCATATTTGAAAATACTTTCCTAGTATTCTCCAACGTACTCGTGGGCCTGTTGAAATATAACCTGACTTTAACCATTGCCATTGCTGAGCATCTTCTGGCCCAAGCATTTCCCAATGTTTCGTCTTATCCCATTGAGTTCTGTCAGTAATTGTTTCGTAATCAGGAGGTAAGTCATATTTCATCTGACCTAATGTCAATGTAACACCCACTCCTGACGCTTGTGCTGGCTGATTTAATGTAACGCTAGAGCCGTTTACAGATACAACAAAACAGTCTTGAGGTATGCCTGTGCCTGTTACTTGCCATTTATTATCAACACCTGTTGTATTGGCTACGTTAGTTAAAACGTAAGAACCATTAGTGACATTGCCTGTTGTGGTAATTGCTTGAGTATAGAATCTGTATTCTTTCTCAAGTATTCGCCAATCGTATTCTTTAGTTAAGTTATAACCAGCACGATTCATCAATGCTAATAGCTGTATAACTTCTTGTGATGTGTTTCCTGCTACATAAGTAGGTGCAACAAGTCCCAATTCGTTTGATACTTCTTGCATTAATTGAAGCATGGTACTTGACATATTTAATCCTTTACATTGATTTTATGCCAAGTAATCAGCGTTAATTAATTATAACAATTTATTCTACAGATTCAACTTCTTTTGGCTTACGACCACGTTTTTTTTCTGTCATCATTGACATTAAAGATTCGATTTGAGTCTGCTGTTTTTGATACTTTTCTTCAGCTTCAGCCTTAATCTTAGCATTTTCTTCACGCAAAGCATTTAATTCAGCTTCTCTAGCACTAACATCAGCACCTTCTTTTGCCATTTTTATAAATGATTGTGCTTTTTCTCTAAAAGTATATGGACTCATGCCTGCTAACATACCAATCTTTTGTATGGCTTGATCTGTTGCCATAGCGATAGATTCTACGGTATGAAACTTTAATCCTCGTAGTTCTTCTGCTTGCGATTTAGTAATGAGTGGCCATTCTTTTAATGATGTGCCTGAATAATTTTGATGTTCGCCTTGACGATTGAGAAAATTAGCCCATTGTATAGGAAAACGATTCTTGTCATGTTCATACATTGGTCTGTCAATTTCATTTAAAGAATCGCCAGGTGTTGCTATTTTAATAAATACTTTTTCTTCAAATATTGGTCTATTTTGTTTAATTGTTTCAATTTCATTTTGAACTTCTGTATTGTAAAACTTTACTGCTAAACGTGTGTCTGCGTTATTGATATCTGATTCTATTGCCATTTTAATTCTCCTAAGTGGTTAGGTTGTTAAAAAAAAGGAGTGACCTTGTGAGCCACTCCCATATACTACATTAAACAGATGCTTTTGAGAACCATCCGTAGTCACCTGATGCCATTGTTGTGGCAGGAGATGTATAAGAACCAGCAGAACCTGTTGCTACAAATGTTGAAGCATTAATAGTGCAAGTTGCTGTTGATGCTGTGATTGCTGCACCTGCTTTAGCAAAAACGTAAATCTTACCATCAGAACCAAATACTTCTGAACCTAATGGGCCATTTACAGGAATTGCTGTACCAGCAGAGTTAGTATTGGTATTTGTTAGATTAACTAAGTCGATACCAGCCGTTGGAGTTATTGAATATGCCATGATAATTTCCTTTCTATATGGACAAATTAGTTAATTAACAAACCTTGTAGGAACTGGTTGGAACAAGTTAAGTTTCCAGCCCATCCATACAATTTAACGATAGCGTCTTGGTTGATAGCTTGTCTTTCGCCACCAATAGGAACGAAATTACGTTCTTTATGTGGACGTAAGAAAATGTAATCAGTATTCAAGAACCACATGTGATTAGCAGTAGCTTGTGAACCATAACCACCACCAAGAACCACATCAGCAGATGTACCACCACCGTAGAATTTCAATGAAGCAAAACCTGCTGCACCTGATTCTTCAGTTGTAATACGCTGAATCGCTTGTAGAG